CCGGCACCTCCGGTTCTCGCTGGTCCACGGCTCGCCGGATAAGAAGAAGGCCGCTCTGAACGCCGACGCCGACATTTATCTCATAAACCCCGAAGGGATATCGTGGCTCGCGAAACAGTACGAACTCCGCCCCCATCGCTTCCCGTTCGACACGGTGACGATAGACGAGCTTACGAAGTTCAAAAACGGTCGCTCGCAGCGCTCCAAGCTCCTCCGCCCCCTCCTCGGTCGCGTCGCTCGTAAGTGGGGCCTGACCGGCACACCGATCCCGAACGGCTACATGGACCTGCACGGGCAGATGCTCGTGCTGGACGATGGGCGCGCGCTGGGGCCGTACATCACGCACTTCCGCAATCGCTTCTTCCAGCAAGGCTACACCGGCTTCGATTGGGTTCTCCGCTCCGGCGCGGCTCAGGAGATCGAGGAGGCGATCCGGCCCTACGTCCTCCGCATGAGCGCCGAAGACTATCTCGACATGCCGGCGCTGATCCCCGACGTGCGCGAGATCGCTCTGGAGGCCAAGCCCATGAAGCTCTATCAGCAACTCAAGAAGGAGATGCTGGTCGAGCTGGAGGGCGGCGAGAAGGTCACGGCGGACAACGCCGGCGGCATCTACTCGAAGCTGAAGCAAATGGCGAACGGCGCGGTTTATCTCGGGGAGGGCGAGCACCGCAAGCACGTCCACCTCCACGACCAGAAGCTCGACGCGCTGGACGAGCTGGTCGAGGAGCTTCAGGGCCAGCAACTCCTTGTCGGCTACGAGTTCCGTCACGATCTGGAGCGTCTCAAAGAGAGATTCCCCAACGCCGCGTTCCTCGGCTCCGGCGTGTCCGAGGCGCGGGCGCTGGAGATCGAGCGCGCGTGGAACTCCGGCGAGATCACCATGCTTTTCGCCCATCCCGCCAGCGTGGGGCATGGGCTCAATTTCCAGAAGTCCGGGGCGTGTCACGTCTGCTGGTTCAGCACGACTATCGACTTGGAATTATATCAACAATTCCTTGCGCGTATATATCGGCAAGGGAATGCGGCAGAGCGGATCATCGTCCACGCTCTCGTCGTTCGCGGCACCGTCGATGCCATGTCGGTTGACACTATCGGCGGAAAGTCGCTAACTCAGGAACGCTTCTTGCAAGCGTTGCAGGACGAGCTAACCGAAGACCAAGGAGGGCAAGACATGCCGTTGAAGAAACGCCGTATGGGCCGTAAGGAAGAAGTCGAAGCCGCTGAGGACGACGCCGCGCCCCGCACGAAGGGCTGGGGCAAGAAGGCCGCGGACGACGAAGACGAGGACGACGAGGAGCCGGAGGAGGAAGCCCCGCGCCGCCGTCGCCGTTCCCGCGTCGCTCAGAAGGAGGACGTGTCCAGCCGCGTCGCCGGCGAAGACGCCGACGATGACGACGATGACGACGATGACGAGGAGGAGGAAGCTCCGCGCAAGAAGCGGGGCGGGTTCTCCTCGAAGATCAAGCGCCGCCGCGGCGAGGCGGTCGAGGAGGAAGACGACGACGAGACCTCCGAAGACGACGACTACGACGACTCCGAGCCGAAACCGGGCAAGGCCAAGCCGTCCCGCCCGGCGGCTCAGCGCAAGTCCCGCGCGAAGCCCAAGCCGGAGCCGGAGCCCGAGGAAGCCGAGGAAGAAACGTCCGACGAGCCTCCGTTCGAGGGCAGTGCGCCCGTGGAGCCTGCTATCCCGCAGTGGGACGAGGCGCTTAACCGCCGCTTCCGCGCCGTCGAGCTGGCGGCGAAGTTCGCGGACCGGTTGGGCTTGAACACTGAGGCTCAGGTCATCAAGGCCGCCAAGGAGTTCGAGAAGTACCTCGCCGGCGAAAAGTAGGGGTTGAGAGACCCTTACTAGACATAGAGGCCGCTGGGGGCTATGCTCTCGGCGGTCTTTTTGTGTGGAGAGCTGGCGTGTCCGACCAAACGCCCAAGACGATGCACCCCTTCGTCGCGCTTGCGTGCGGCGTTTGCCTCCTATGGAGCCTCGGCTTCCTCGTGTACGCCGGCTACGCGCTTGTCAGCCTCGTGCCCGCTGAGGACGCCGCAGGAGCCTACGAGGCGACCGTGTGGGGCATCGTCGTGCTGGTCCTGTCCGGCGCGGCTGGGGCAAGGCTGACGGGCGGTGACAACCCCCTCCAGCGCCTCGCGTCCGCCATAGGCGCGCTCTCCGCCCTCGTGAGGCGAAGATGACATTCCTACTGAAGAACTGGCGTATCGGCCTGCTGGCCGTGGGGATCGCGCTCGTATGGGCCACCGTGGTCAGTATGCGCGGCGAGATCGACCGGCTCCGCGCCGAGGTCGAGGTGGCCGAGATTCGAGAAGACCAAGCCCTCGACGCCGCGGCGCAGGAGCGCGCCAATGCGACCGAGCTGGCCGAGAGGTTGGAGCTGGCGCGTCAGGAGGCCCGCAGGGAGCGCGAGGCGCGCGCCGCGGCGGAGAAGGCCCGAGACGCCGCCCTCGCCGCCTCTGAGGAGCGTGGTGAGGCGCTGCGCGAGACCATTGTGATCGAAAGGGGACGTGATGCTACGCTTGACCAGTGCCTTGCTCTCGACCTGCCTGATAGCCTCGTGCGCCAGCTCCCCTTCGGAGCCGGTGGAGCCGGGCCGGATCGTCGTTGAACGGGAAGTGCCGGTGCTGCCGCCGGCGCGCTATCTCCAGCCTTGTGAGGCCGTGCCCGTCAGCCGGCTCGACCTTGTGATCGAGCGGCTGAGCGAGCTGGTGGAGTGTGAGCGGGCCGACAAGGCGGCGCTGAGGCGTTGGGCGGAGGAGCGCGCCGCCCCTGAGTAGGGGTTGGTCCGCTCACTCCGTCTCGTGCTTTAGAAGCTCCGACTGAAGGAGCGTGACGGCTCCTAGCGCGCCCAGCCACGTCCCGCTGCCAGAGCGCTGCCACGACACATTGACTGTCTGTCCGGGCGTCGTCGTGGCGACGGCGATGGAGCTTATCTGGCCGCGCTTGGCCTGCGCCAGTAGGTCTTCCAGAAGCTCGATGGTATCGGGGTCCGGCGTCTCCGCCGGAGCCCCGTCGAGTCCGCGCACATCACCCATAGGCGATGCAGTAGCCGAGGAACACGTCGCGCTCGTCGGCGCGACGCTTCTCCAGCCCCTTGAGCTTGCGGCCCTTGGAATAGACCCAGCGCAGGAACTCGTCTGCGATCTCCACCTTGGAGTAGCGAGGCCACGCCAAGAGCTTGGTAAGGAGCGTGGACTGCGCCAGCGCGCCGAGGCCGACATTGTACGCGAACGAGACAAGCGCATCGAACTCGTTCTGCTTCAAGTCCTCCAGCTCGACGGTCAGGGCCGTCACGCCGGCCTCGAAGCGGCGCAGGTCTTCGCGCAGGAGGCGCTCGGCCTCCTTCTCCGTGATCTCCATGCCGGCTTCCGCGGTGCGCGTGTGGCCGTAGCCGATGGTGACAGTCCCGACCACATCGTTGCCGGGCTCCAGCGTCTCGCCGGGGCGCAGATCGTCGTAGGCCCGCAAGCGCAGGCCCTCATGCTTCTTCAAGAGCGCTAGGGCTCGATCACTGACCTGCATGGCTGTCTCCTATCCTGCGGGGCGCGGACGGCTTGCCCGGCCCCTTCTTGGCGTCTTTGCGAGGGCTCGTCCAGCCGTGACGATGAGCGAGCCCCATGACGGTGTTGCGCGACACGCCGAAAATCTCAGCGATCTCGCCCCAGCTATGGAAGCTCTTGGGGTCGCGCAGCTTGGGGAACGCGGCGAGGATCACCTTATTGCGATCCGGGCCGCTGCCGACCGGCCTAACCACGGGCGGCTTCCTGCTCGCGCAGGATCAGCTCCAGAACCGCCAAGGCGTTCCACGCAGCATGGGCCGCGTGGAGTAAGCCGGAGTCCTTGTCAGCGGACGTGTGGCGGTTCTCGAAGCCGCCCTCGGCTGCGGCGGCGATCTGGTGCCGGGCCAGCGCGTTCTCATAGCGCGTTATCCCGTCAGAGACGGTCTCCCAGCCGTTCCACGCATACTTGGAGGCCCCGAAGGCGGAGACCTCCGCCACGGCTGCTATGGCGCGCGGAAAGTAAGCCGTGGCCCCCTGCGCGACCGGCGCTTTGCCGAGGTCCAGCTTTGCACCGGGCTCGAACGGCTTCTTGCCAGACGGGTCGGCCTCTGCCCCTCCGGGCTTCGTGTCCTTGGTCGTCATATCAGGTCGTATCCTTTCAATCGGCTCAGGAACATATTCCGCGCCCGGCCCGGCGTCCACGGCGCGATCTGCATGGGGAACGGCACGGGCAGCTTGCCCCAACTCAGCCCCTTCTGAGGCTTGGCGACCAGATCGCGCGTCTCGGTCGAGAACATGCGCTTGTCGATCTCCTTGACCGCCGGGCTCATGTGCGCTGGCAGATCGAACTTACGGCGCATGGCGCGCTCGTTGATCTCCTCGATGCCCTGATAGTCCTCCAGCATGAGCTTCAGAGGCTTCACGATATCGTGTACATACGCCTCGTGGGCGTCGTGGAGGAGCGCTTCCAGCTTGTGCTCCGTGGGGGCCATGTCGTGACAGAGCACGAGATGCTGCGCCACGGAGTAGATGCCGCTGACTTTGGGGTCCAGCGCGCCGTTGAAGCGGCAGATACGCGAGAGCTGGACGGCTACGTCGTCGAGGTGGATTTCCTCGGGACGGGGATCGAGGGGCCAGTAGGGACGACCGGACGCGGTTCCGACGTGGTAGCCGCGTCCAGTGTCCTCGCCGGCCATGTGGCCGACTTCCATCTAGCTCTCCAGCTTGGAGTAGATGCCGGCGGCGTCGGCGTAGAGATCGAACAGAGCGCGCTCCTCCTCGACCACCTTGGGGTCGCGCTTCGCCGCGGCGATCACCTTGCGGAGAATCTTCGTGTCGAAGCCCATGATCTTAGCCTCGGCAAACTTCTCCTTGATCTCGTTGGCGATCTCGGCCTTCTCCTTCTCCAGCGTCAGGATCGTGTTCTTGATCTGCCGGAGCTGGGCCTTGGCGTTGCCGCCGATCACGTCGCTGGAAGGAGCGCTGTCCTTCGCCGGCGCTTTCTCGGGGGCGGGCTTGGCCGGCTTTTTGGCCGGTTTACTCGGGGCGGAAGCGCCCGAAGCCGCAGGCTTTTTCGCCGGGGCCTTCGCAGCGGTGTCCGCTTTGCTGTCCGGCTTGGCCGCCGGGGCTTTCTTCGGGGCGGCCTTGCGCTTCGGCGCAGGCTTCGCGGCGGCGGTCGTGGTCTCGGTGTCCTGATCCGACATGATACTGTCTCCTTGGTCTGGTGTTGGACGAGGAGACGTTACGCAAGCATTATGCCTCGGTCAAGATCAGAGGTTTGATATCGACGCACCCGCGCCCCTCATGCCAGTAGGAGAGCATCTGCTGGGGCGGGAAAGGCCGCATCCGGTTCATCTTTGCGAACTCGGAGTAGCCCGGAAGCGAGCCGTTGACCATGATCCAGCCGAGATACATGGGCGTGTGGAAGTGCCCGAACATGACCATATCGAGGTGCTGGCCGAGCGCGGACTGTTCCAGAATGACCTTCTGAGCGCCGCGCATGATGGTGGCCGCCGGGCCGATGAAGCCCTGCCCGCCCCGCGAGCCGATCCGGTCGCCGTGCGTCAGGAGCACCCGCTTCTCGTAGATGTTGAAGCGCACGTCCATCGACTTCGTGATCTGGAAGGTGATCCGGGGATCGTTCTGGAACTCGCGGCGGAGCATGAAATTGACGAGCCGGTCGAAGTTCGCATACGCCTTCTTGGACCGCGGCTTCTTCGTGGTGCGGTCGTGGTTCCCGCCGCCGCAGTCGGGGACGTGGACCTTGCCGAAGGCGTCCGCCAGCTTGGCGATGCCGGCGGCCTCCTCCTCGAACGCCATCTCGACCGCTTCGATGGGCGAGAGATCGTCGGTCTCGGCCAGTTCCTCGTGGATGCCGCCGGAGATCGAGTCGCCGCCTCGGGCGTAGATGATGCCGGGAT